CCGGGGAATCGGAAAGTTCCACCAGACCAAGCCACAGTTCTACCGGCTGTGCCGTCGTTCGTCAAGATCAACGTGAACGAAGACGACCCCGTGGCGATTGGGTTGGAGAGTGTAAACGTGCAGTTGCCGGTCAGCGTGGCTGTAAACACGTTGGCGGTCTGGAGATTGATGGTCGTAGCGGTTCCGGTGTTACCCAGAGCCACCACCGTGTCGGCGTAGGCCACAGGCTGTGTGAAGCCTGCCGCCGTAATCCGTGCGCGTTCGACAACGGAAGAACCGTTCCAAGTTCCGAACGTCATCACACCATCATAAATACACCTAATCCACCCCATATCAACATTGCCAGCACCGGCAAATGTAACTTGACCTCCGTTATTTCCGGCGGCGGTGTTTGCAAGGCGAATCGCTGTGTAGGTGGATGCCGACTGCGCCACCTCAAGCGGAACAGTCGGGGAGGATGTGCCGATGCCCAAGCGACCCGACGCATCCAGTGTCATCGCCTGCGTGCCGTTGGTACTGAACCCAAGGGTGTTGGTCGTAGCCAAGAACATCCCGTTGCCAGTAGCGGTGCCGCCGGTTGGAATGAATTTGGTACCAGATGACGTGCCCGTAGTTGCAAAGTTGGTACCGTCAAACGTCAGCCCAGACGACTGGCCAAAGGCGCTCGTAGACGATGCGTAGAATATTTGATTGGCTGTAAAGGAGGTCAGCGCCGTGCCGCCGTTTGTGGTGGCGAGTGTTCCTGCCAGGGTGACTGCACCGGAAGTGGCGGTTGAGGGAGTGAAGCCCGTCGTGCCTGCGCTAAAAGTTGTTACGCCATCAGCCGTGCTAGACGCCACCTTCACATAGTCGCTGCCGTTCCAAGCAACGATGGCGCTCTCGCCAGTCACCAGGGTCACGCCCGTCGTTGGGCCTGCGCCCACAATCTTCACGGACTGTGCCGTGGATGTGGCATTGATGATCAGGTACTGACGGCTTGAAGCCGGAGCAGTGATGGTCAGCAGTCCCGCAGGGTTGCCCGTGCAGTTGATCACCGCGTACTGGGCAGAGCCAGAAGAGCCAGAGCCAACTTGAGTCAGCGTCGTACCATTGGTGACCGTGAGCGTTACCGCTGTCTGGGAACCGCTGATGGTCTGAGTACCGGCAACAGCCGAGTCTACATACTTGGTGATGTAGTCGTTGACCGTATCGCCCCAGGTGCCCGACAGTTCTCCGGTAACCGGGAGGGCGAAGCCCAAGAGAGAGGTGTATGAGGTGGGCATCTAATGCTCCTATTCCGTGTTTACTAAAGTCCAGTTGGCGTTCTGAGCGTCGTCAATCAGGCTCCAGTAGAACACCCCGAAGTTTCCAACATTACCCATCGCCTGACAACCGGTGACTGCCACTAGGCGTTGACCCATGCTGACGCTGCCAACTGAGCCGGAGGCCGCAACACCCGTCAGTGCCGCGATCTTGTTAAATATCACATTGCCCGGTGCCCCGGAGGCTGAAACCCCGCTCAAAGCCACCGTGACATTGCGGCTCTCGTCTCCCGTCAAGCCTTGAGCAACGACCCCGGTCAACGCGACAGTGCGCTCCCCGGCGGTAATGTTTCCAACTTGCCCCGCAGCAGAAACCCCCGTGACGGGTTCCACAATCAGACGGATGACGTTCCCAACCTGACCGCTTGCCTGAACACCCGTCAGCGCAACGGTGCGGGAGTTGCCGTTTGTCCCTACCTGACCCGCCGCGCTAACGCCGGTCAGGGCAATCGTGACCCCGCCGGTTACGCTACCAACTCCGCCCGAAGCAGAAACACTGGAGAGAGCAAACTCGTGCGGGCCAACGCCCATCGTGCCGACCGAGCCGTAGGCAATGACGCCGTCTTCGGTGGGAGCGTTTGTCTCAGTTACATTTCCAACCCCGCCCGAGGCACTGACACCCGTAAGCGCAACGGTGCGTTCACCCATCGAGACAGCGCCAACCGCGCCATTAGCCTGAACGCCCGTGACATCTGCGCTCTGACTGACGATGGGGTCTACAGTGCCTACAGCGCCAGACGCAACAACTCCGCTGATTGCTACGGTACGAGAGTTGCCAACCGTGCCCGCATAGCCATCCGCATGAAGGCCAGAAATCAGCGGGAATGGGAACGGGTCAACGTCGTCTAGAACGCCTTCGGCTGTGACACCGGTAAGTGCAATCAGTGGTGTGGCAATCGCAGTTCCGGCCAAACCGTCCGCAGATACGCCGGTGAGTGCTGTGGTCTTGTCCTGAGTGACATCGCCAACCGATCCGGCGGCGGACACCCCTGAAAGTGCAATAAGAACTTCGGACGCTACATCGCCAACAAAGCCGTTCGCGAGGACGCTATCTTCTGCGGGGTTGTTGGTTTCGGTTACGTCCCCAACATTTGCAGACGCAGCAACGCCCGTGAGCGCAAGATTGCGCCCATTGATGGCAATAACACCCGGAGTTCCGGTGGCAGCAACGCCCGTCAGGGCGACAGTTACGTTCGCCCCTACACTGCCAACAGCACCCGAGGCAGCAGCACCTGTTAGGGTTTCACCAAGTCCACCCCAAGCGCCACTGCCCCAGGTGCCACTACCCCATGCGGTGGGCACCTTCCGACTCCTTTATCAGAGTCGGATTAGGTCGTCGCCAGACGCAGCAGAGCAGTCGTGGTGGTGTTGGAAGGCATCGTCAAGGTGAACGTACCTGCGGTCACGGTCTGTGAACCAAAGGTGTGCACGCTGACAGCCTTGTCACTCTGGGTAGAGTTGTAAATCAACACCGCATCAAACGCCGTCGTCAACGTGACGTTGGTATAGGTCAGGCTGGCCGAAGGCGTCCAGTAACCCGTACCCGCCGTAGCCGAGGTATTGCTCGACAGCGGGGGGTTTGCATTGGTCACCGTCACGCCGCCAGGGGTGTAGTTGGTTCCCGTCACTTCACCCGTGCTGCTATACGCCGTGGTGCTTGCGTTCACCGTGGCAGAAGCCAGATAAAGCGCGGCTTTGAAGGTGTCAGCAGTGCCGGAACCCCGCGTAGGGGCGGTACCAAAGTTGTGGGTTGCGGTCAGCACTTCGCCAAGAAACGACGTGCACATCGACTGAGTATTTGCCATTTCAGGCTCCTTTCGTTAACCAAATGACGCGGCTTCCGCGCCTGCAAAAGTCGGCATCTGCTTCAACGTAACATGAACCGAACGATGCACAAGTTCGCCTTCATGCCAATACTCGACCCAGGTCGTGTATTCGTTGTCATTATCGAGAACCCCCTCCTTTTTCTCAAGAAGAGATTCTTCCATGTCACCTTTGGTGGTAAAGACGGTTGCCATCAAGCGATCCTTATGATTGCGTTGGTGTTGTTCGCAGCGGGAAACTGCACTTCAAAGGACGTGGTAGCGGTCTTGTCCGCACCAAAGTCCAAAATACAAACAGTTGGGTTTCCGCCACCAACCTTGTAGATGATAGCCCCACGGCACGTAAACGAGGCCGGATTCCACGTCACGTTTGAAAACGACATGTACGCCACCGTGTTGTTTGGGTCAGCGCCAGTGGTGGGTTGCACCGATACCGTCAGCACGTTTCCGCCCGCTACGTAACCTGTGCCCGTGATTTCATTCGTCGTGGTGTACGCAGACGTGGTCGGCCCAATACTGGCACCGCCCGTGTAGAGCGCCATCTTGAAGGTGTCCGTAGCAAAGTTAAACGTGCCTGCGGGGAGGCCCGTCTTGAATGCGTTGGTCGCGCCTTGCTCGATGGGCATTACTTGACCCCGTTATTCTGCGGCAGCGGAGCCAGACGCGACTGGCCACTGCGGTATGCATCACTGCGCTCTAGACCATCACCCAGGCGCTTGGCGAGTTGCAGGGCTTCCATGTACTTCTGGTTGTACAGCGCAATCATGTCGGCCTCACCCTTCATGTAGGTGTAGGCTTCCACAAGCGAACCGTACAGGAGCACGGTGTCGAAGTTGTCGCCCAGCCACGAAGTATTCGCCGTCACGATGGACTGCGGGTAGTAGTAATAGTGAAGCTCGACGTTGTAGTTGGCGTCGGGCGTGGGGCCGAGGATAAACGTCAGTTCAGTGGTGATGGTGCTGCCATTCACCGTGGGGCCAAACAGCGCGTAGTAGCGCGGCACACCCGTATCTTGTGGCGTTGGATACGCTTGACGGATGAAGTTCACGTCCTTGTTCAGCAGGTACTCGTACGTACCCGTGTTCAAGTTGCCGCCCGTCACGTCCGTGATAACGGCCAGAGAGTAGACGGAGAGGAAGTCGTCGGGCGCAGACAAATACTTGTTGCCGTTCGAGACAACACCCGTCATGTTCTTGCGCAGGGACGGGAACTGAACCGTGTTGTAGATGCGCTGCTCAGCTTGTTGGACGAAAACGGGTATCTGAGCAACGAAATCGCTGCTCGGGTTTTCGGTATACGCCTGGATGGCGTTGCTGAGTTGCGTGTAGTTCACGCCATCGGCCCCCTGGCCATCGTGCCCTTGGTAGCGCAGCCAGTACCACGGATTTTGATGCCCGAAGTCTTAGTCGGCTTGTATTCGCCGCTACGCACGTTGGCCACAGATACGTTAGCCTCACGCAGATACTTCTTGTTGTCCTCTTCGCCAACAACGACGTTGGGGACAATCTTGGGGACTTTGTAGGTAGCCATATCAGACCCCCTTCTGCTTGCGGCCAGGGTTCATCTGGTTGGCCACCTTGGCCAGACCACGACCCATCTTCAGCATGTCGCTGTTGGTCTTGCCACCAGCACGCATCTTTTTGACGTTGGCATCAGGATGCGCGCCAGCGCCCTTAGCCATGTGCTTCTTCAGCATTTCCTTGACGCTTGCCATTTCTTGCTCCTATGCCGTCACAACCGTGACTGTACCAATTTGAACCTGCAACA